TCACTGTGGCCTTCCATTTCAAAACCGACTTCATCCGTGCCGCGATACGTCAGGCCCGCAAAGTTCGCATTGCGGTTCTGCGGGTATGTAATGAATTTCGGGACATAAATCCCTGTGTACTGCACGCCGTCATCAGTGCCGCCAACGTCAGCTCGATACACCTTGCCGTTTTCATCGCCAAAATACAGTTTATCTTCAAACACCGCTGAACACTGAATGTCCCACCCCGTCACGCGGCACCATGCCCCTGTCCGTGCATTCGCAACAAACGAAACCGGGATATTGCTAATCTCTTGCGGCGTTCCCACCACCAGAAGCGTTTGCGACTGCCACAATGTCGCGGAAATGGGATAAGCTGTTGCGCGGTTGGCAATGGCTGTTTTCCACGCGTCCTCGATAGGGTATGTAATGGCGTTCGCCTGCAAGGCTGCACGATCCTTACGCAAAGCCTCAGAAATAGGTATAATGCCATCCTCAGTCAAAATCGCCAGATCACCGCCCGCTTTGAAAAATGCGTGCTTATTCAGCGGCTCCCCAATGTCATAAACACCCACCAGCGCCCATGTTGCCGCCGATGACGGGTCCGTGCCTTCGTACACCGCGACCTCGCCTGTCGTGCTGACAAACAGGCACACATCGTCAAGACCGTTGCCGCTATCCAGTGACCATGTAGCCCCGAACAGCACGTTGCCGCCGCGCCGGAATACCGAGCCAAGGTTGATTTCGGTTGCTGTGCCGCCAATGCTTTCAACGGCCAAATACCAGACAGACGGGGTGCCGCCTTCAACAAAGAATAACCGCTCCTTGAATAGCCATACCTGCGACACAGCATCTTCATCAACGCCCGTCAACGCAAGATCCGAAAACGTCGATCCATTGTAAGTGAATCCGGTGTCAGCGCCATTGACGCCCACCAGAAACTCGCCGCCCGCCGTGCTGATCTGTGTGGTCGACCAATCACCGCTTGTCAGGCTTGTCTTTACCGCACCGCCCGCAATGTCCGACGTGTCAAAGATATCCGCATCCGTGGCCCCGAATAGCGTTTCATTCGTGCCAGACTGGTACACAAACAGGCGCACAGCCGCCGCGCCCAAATCCGCTAGTTCAGATATGCCACCACGCAAACGCGCGCCCTGCCCCGTCGGAAAGAAGTTATCAAGCACCTCGGCCTGATCACGACCTGCGCCCACCACATTGCCAGACTGCACCCAACCCTTGACCGGGGCCGGAAACGTGTCTGTCTTAGTGGCCGGAACCCGGCTTTCAGATGCGCGTTGCAGCATTCAATTAACTCGCAGGGATAAATGGGGGAACGAGGTCTTGCCAGCGCACCGATTCCTTGTCACCGAAACTGACTTTCCGGCGGGTGTTGCTGTCATTGCTCAGTCGCTCTATCAGCAATTCGTATTCGTTGTACTTGTCCATGTACGGCAGGCCGCGACGTTCGCGAAACCGCCAAACCGTGCCTGTCTCAATCACGCGGCGCGGCAGGATAAGCACGTCATCCTCTGCCGTGAATATGTTGCCCGCTGTGCCTGCGTTCGCCATCCACTTGTCAGAGACATAGCTGACAGTGATCGAAACCGATGCGCTAGGCGGGTTGTAAAACGAGATTGAGTAGTTTTCGGGATAGCCCGTAATGCGGCAATACCGGATCAACCCAGCAAGCCCCTGATCCTTGATATAGGACCAGTCCCCATCGTTAGGGACGGCAATGCAGGGCCGGTCAAGGTTGGCATCGTACACCGAATACTCGTCACGCTGCGTCCGGACAAAATCCGTTGGTAGCGCGTATGCTTCCGAATCGTCCCCCGTTATGACCGTTTGCGCGCCAATAGGCGATGGCAGGTCAAGCCGGTCCTGAATGTCGGACACGGTTTGCGACAGGAAGTCATCGCGCAATTCCAGATGTTCAGTGCGCGTTGCCGTCACCCAAGATGAAGGCGCTTTTACGCTGCACTCGCGCGCTATACGGTTCAGCGCCTCCACAATGGTTGTCATGCGGCTTCAGCCTTCTTTTTCGCTGTCGGCTTGGTTTGCGCTTCCAGCATTTCGGTCATTGCCTGAATGCGTTCTTCCATTTCAGCAATGCGCTTGTCTTTCGCCGTTGCGTCCTCGCCGTTCAGAAAGTCGCGCGCCAGTTGCGGCAACTTACGGGCATTAGGAAACGGCAGTTTGATGAATGTGCTTTCAGACATGTCGCGCACATCCTCAACCGTGCGGATTGCCATGCTTTTGAGCAATTCAGCCTGATCCGCAGATACGCCAGACCATGCTGCCAGCGGCGTGCCTGTCTCGGGAATTTCCGTTCCGGCCTTCCACGCCTCATAGGCGGGGCCAATGACGGACCAGCGTGCGTGCATCGCAACGTAGGTGTCGCTGTTGCGCTTGCTGTCGTCCAACTGTTCAGGTGGCCGCAGTCTGTCAACGCGGTGCCATGTTTGGGTTTTCAGGTGTGCTTCGCCTGTCGGGGCCAATAGCACCATATCAACGGCCTTGCCGCTTGAATAATCCTGTTTGAATTGTACTGCGCGAATGGTCATGTTTTTTTCCGTCTTTCCAGAGGGGATTTTGAAAAGGCGGGGCCGTCATAGCCCCGCCCGTTAGCTTAGAATGGGAAGTCACACATAATGATCCGTGCAGATGCGTCGATAGCATAAGCACAAACCGCGTCTGTAACCGCACCGGACACGTCCAGCGTCCGGTCGCCCGCGCCAACCGTAGTCAGCGCATTGCCGTCAGCGCCTGCTGTCAAAGTCGTGGAAATAGTTGCCACACCCTTGATTTGCACCCAGCAATATTCACCATCGGCAGGGGCGCTCATAAGAACGCCTGCGCCGATATTGTCACTTGCCGAAACGTCAACAGTTACAGAAGTGCCAGATTCAGCGACGTATGATGCCACATCGCCAACGGCAGACGCCAAAGCACCTGCCGAATACAGGACAAACTTGTAACATTTCCCGTCAACGCCGTTGAAAACGTCGCCAACCTTGGGGGTTTTGCCTTCATCAAGCGCGGCATATGTCGCGCCGATGTCAGCACCGATTCCGATAGTCATAATCTATCTCCTTATGCTGCGTCGAACAGGACGCCCTGCAAGTCGCGGTTGGTGCAGACCATGTTGCCCATCCAGTACATCGGGATGACAACAGCGTCTTGGTTGACCGGCTTTTTCTCTTCATCCGGGGTCCACTGCGCTTCCTTGTGCTGAACAAGGTACAGATAGTCCGTGTTGATGAAGTAAGCCTTCTCGTCGGTCGTGGCGAAATTAGTGTTGTCGTCAAAAACAACATCAGCCGACTTGTATTTCAGGGATACAAAACCCTGTTTCGCCAGATCACCATCCGAATAACGCTGCAACTGCTGCTGGCCCAGTTCGTACAGGGCATACAGGTCGTGCGTCATGTTGATCAGATCAACCTTGTCACTGCCGCGCGTAGTGGCCAGCCACAGGCCGTTCATGTCCGCCAGCATTGAAGCCGCATTCGCCGCAGAAGGTGACGCGGCGTTGTTGGTGCCGGTCATTTCTTTGAACTGATTGCGCCAGAAGGTATAAGTCGCGGAATTGATACCGCCAACTGTACCCTGACCGTTGGTCTGGATGATGTTTGCCAAGCCGCCGATCTGGTTGGTTTCGGTGCCGTCCGAATAGATATCAACCGAGAATTGGTTTTTCGCGGTATTCATCGCATTCTTTTTGCGAGCCTTCACCAAGTTGATCATGGCGTTCTTGCCGCTGTTCATGCGCAGTTCTTTACCGGACGCAGTGACGTGCAGCGCAACTTGCTGCCATTCGTACTTAGCCGAAGTCAGAACGTCAGACGCCTGCGTGTTCAACTGCTCGTAGCCGCTGTAACGCTGGTATGTGCCGTTCTCTGCGTATTCCAGAGGCTCTTGGATTTCATAACCGCCATCGACGGTTTTGATGTTTCCTTTGCGCTTCATAATGTTCAGAAGCGCGTTGTGTTCGCTCACGTTGTCAGTGACCTTTGTTCCCGATTGACGCAGGGTCGTAGTCACCATTTCAGTGAACGTGCTGGATGGAGTAGCCATCTTTTACATTCCTTAATTTTGCATCTTGTCAAACGTCGCGCTCAGAAGATCATCCTCTGACATTGTGCGCGCCTTGCCGGTGGACCGGCTGTTGACATTGACTGATTTGGCTTTCAGTGCTGCCTTGCTGCGTTCAGGGTCTGCCACAGCAACGGCCTCTTCGGCGGTTGAATCGGGCTTTGCCTTTGCGTTTGGCACGAATTGGCTAACTGCCAACTCATAAGCTGCCTTCAACACGTCCTGCTGGGAGGTGCCTTCGGGCATGGCTTCGGTCATAAACTGAACTGCAACGGGCATTTTGTCCTCTACGGACGCCCAGTGTTCAGCGCTTGACGCGAATTCGTTTACAGCGCTCAGGGTGTTGGCCTGCGTGCTGAAATTCGTGAATTGATCGTTCAGATAGTCAGGGTTCGACAATTCGGCAATCTTCGCCTCGAGCCGCTTGACTGTGTTCTGTAATTCGCTTGTGTTGCCTGCCGTGACGGGCTGGCCCGCTAGAGCTTGCTGTATCGCGCCTTCAAGGCCGTGCTGCTTGATCAGCCCCATCATTGTCTCAACGGGCTTGGCTGTGAAATTCTGCGACTGCTGCGCCAACTGCATAACGTCGCGCGCAAGCTGTTCCGGCTTCATATCCATCAGCGCGGGGAAATTCTTTGACGCATCCACCAGCGCATCACGGATCGGGTTGATACCCTGCATCAAACGCCCCTGATCGGCCAGCTTGCGCGACATGTCACGTTGGCTGTCCAGAATGGCCGCGCGGGCAGTTTCCGGGATATCGCCCCAGTGTTGCTTTACTTGGTGCGGCAGGTCGCTAGGTGCGTCAGTTTTCGGCGCAGGCGCTTCTACCTCAACATGTTCATCAGTATCTTGCGGCTCATCCTGTACCGCTTCTGTAGGCTCATCGGGGGTTTGATCGTCGACCTCCTGTCCGCTGTCGTACAGCGCGCCTAACTGGTCATCCTCTGAAATTTCTGGTGCCGTGTTTTCTGCAACCACTGGCATAGCCGTATCGGTTGCGAGTGCTTCCGCAGTCGCTTCAATATTCATTAGATTTCCTTTGGGTTACTGCTCTAAGAGGTGTTCAAGCCCGCGCTTTTTCGCAAACTTGGCGTTCTTCAACTTGCGCTCTGGCTTGGAAAGGTCGTTTGCATCAACGCACCCGTTTTTTTCCAGATCATACCGTCGTGCGCGTCGTCCTTCGATCCATGAACCGTCAATCGGACTGCGGTATCCCGGCGTGTCAGGCATCACCAGCGGCGTTGCCAGCGGCGCATCGGGGTCATTCATGGGTTCGCCCGTCACCTTATCCACCATGCGGCCCAATTCGCGGCTGTATATGTAAGTTGCCACTACGCCACCTTCTTGATCTGCAAAAAGTGGCTCTCGTCGTTGATTTCCGCGCCACTTGTGTTGGTTGTGTATGCGCCATTCGTATACTCAACGAGCGTGCCTAATTCAATGTAGTCACCAGCCGTCAGCTGGACGGTGAATAACGCGGACGGCGTGGGATTGCCGTAGCTTGATCCTCTGGCATAGCTGCCAACTGACCCGCGCCGCGATGTTGTGCCGCCGTTAACGCGGTGAATGCCCTGGAATGATGTCCTCGCCACGCCGCCTTGCTGCGCGTGGCCGACAAAAGTGACCTCATACCAGCCATCATCTGTGACCTCGATACGCGCGGAATTTACGGAAACTGAATGCGTAAACGCCGCGTCTGTCTTGATCTGCGTGTTCCATGTCCAGAACACCTCTGTTCCGTTCGCGCCGCCTACGTTCTGGCTGACTGCGCTGGTTTTGCCCAAAACGATAAATGGGATCGCTGGTCCCGCTGGTCCGGCGGGGCCTGTTGGGCCGGGAACGGTGCTGTCATCACCATCTGCGCCAACCAGCGAGGCCAGCCACGCAGCTTCATCGCCCACAAAACCGTCTGCAACAGCCACTTCATAGGCCGACGCCCCATCATCACCGCCATTGCTTTCTAGCCAATCAAGAACGCCATCAAGTTGCCTTTGGAAAAGTCGCCCTCTCCATTTGTCAACTTGCGGTCGTGGCATTAGTAAATCGCTGTGATATTGGTTGCCGCCATTACGCCCGTCAGCGTGACAGTCGTGCTGGGGTC